CGAGAACTGCTACCTCGTCGTGTGCGAGGGCGTGAACTTCCCGCTCAACATGCCGCCCTCGATGCTGGAGCAGCCGGTCGAAGGCGAGACTGGCGTCCCGGAGTCTCTCTTCCGTGCCGTGCAGTGGCCGATCCCGTTCTGGGCAGAGCCCAACGGGTGGCCGTTCGTGCCGCTCGACTTCCACCGCAAGCCCGGATACGTGTGGCCCATCAGCCACATCAAGCCGGGCATTGGCGAGTTGCGGTTCTTGAACTTCGCGATGTCCTTCTTGGCGCAGCGCGTAGCCGTCAGTTGCGAGACGATGCTTGGCGTCAGCAAGGCTGCGGACCAAGACATCAAAGACCAGATACTCGCGCAGTCGGAGAAGGGCTTCAAGATCGTGGAGATCAGCGAGACGCTGGGGCGCAGCGTCAACGACCTCATCTCCGTGTTCCAGATGCCGGAGGTGTCGCCGGAACTCTGGAAGATCATCCAAGCCGTCACGGACATGTTCGACAAGCGCGTCGGCCTGACGGAACTGGCCTACGCCATGACCAGTTCCCAGATGCGCAGTGCCACAGAAGCCAGCGTGCGGGCAGAGCAACTGTCGGTGCGCCCAGACGACATGGCGAACCGGCTCGAAGACGCCATGAGCCTGCTGGCTCGCCGTGAGGCGTTCGCTGCCCGCTGGCTGCTGGAGCCGCAGGACGTGGAGCCCATTCTGGGCCCGCTCGGCGCGGCCTCGTGGGCGCAGCACGTAGCCACGATGGACCCCGACGCCATTGCCCGTGAGTTCGACTACCGCATCGAGGCTGGCTCGGCGCGCAAGCCGAACAAGGCCACGCGCGTCGAGCAGATGCAGGCGGCGCTCCAGACGCTTGGCCCCATCCTGCAAGGGCTCGTGCCGATGGGCGTCGTGGACCCGCTCAACGCCCTCATCTCGGACTGGGCGGACAGCCTCGATATCGACGCGCGCCCGTACCTCATCCCGCCACCGCCCCCGCCGCAGCCACCCATGCCGCCGGCTGGGCCTCAGGGAGGGCCTCCTCCGGGCCTTCCCGCTCCGCCGCCACCAGACGCCATGCCGGCCGAAGGGCCGCCTCCTAGCGTGCCTCCGGAGTTGTCTCCATGACGCAGTACCCGCCCGACATCGAGGCCGCAGGGCCGGCCGTGCAGAAGCACTACGAGCGCATGGTGGCGGCAGGACAGTCGCCGCGTTTCGCGGAAATGTGCGCCCTCCAGCACCCTCCGGGCACGCGAGGAACCGACCGATCGTTCATGGAGGGCCGCTTGGCGGGCCAGTGGCTGGACGGACTTCCCAAGAAGCAGGCGGAGTGGATGGTCCGCGAGGCGAAGGCCGCAGGCATAAATACATCGGGGCGGTTCTACATGGGCGGGATAGCCGACAAGCGCGGCCACCTCGACCCAGAGGCGTGGGTGGATTCGGCCGGCGACGTGCTGCGGGTAGCCAAGAAGCGCGACTTAGAGGTGCATGGGATCGTTGACTACGTGCCGCCGCAGAAGGGCCCTCCCAAAGAGGTCGATATCAACCCGCGCATTTTGCGAGAGCACGTCAAGAAGGAACTGAAGCAGAACCCTCGCATGCGTCGCGAGGAGGCCGTCGAGAAAGTCAAGGACCGAATCGTCCCGCACTGGAAGAGGAAGAAGTAATGGCGAACAAGATCGAGCGACTCAACTCCGTCACGCCCGCGTACGTGGCGACTGCCAGCGCCAGCACGAGCCCGCGCATCCCGTTCGGCGCTGCGGCCAGCGGCGTTGTGGTCGTGACTGCCGTCAGCGGCTCGCCGACCAAAATCTCGTGGCACGCCGCGCTGGAGCCGGAGGGCACGGCGTACCCCATCAAGTCGGGAGGCTCCGCCGTCGAGACGACCATTGCGTCCGGCGAGGCATATCCGGTTCCAGACGCGCTCGCTGGGGCGTCGTACCTCGTGGCGGTGGTGGATGCCGGCACGGCGACCGTTCGTCTCAGCGTGAAGGGGTGACGCATGCCGGCTGCGCTGGTTCGCTTGCAAGTTCGGTATGACACGGCCGCCAACTGGGCGTCCTCGAACCCCGTGCTGCTTGCCGGAGAGCCCGGCATGGAGACGGATACGGGGCGCGTCAAGTTCGGCAATGGCACGTCGAACTGGGCGGCGCTTCCGTACACCGACGCGGCTGGACTGTCCTCTACGGCTCCGCAGCCGCTAGGGTCGGCGGCCGCCGGCACCTCGTCACTGGCTGCGCGTGCGGATCACGTCCATGACCTGCCGACAAGCCTGCTCGTGTCGGCGCTGTCCACGACCGGCAACGTCGTGGTCGGCGGCAACCTGCAAGTCGTCGGCAGTTTCTCGACCGGCTCCACCACGATCAATGCGTCGTCTGTGATCGGTCTGTCGGAGGCTGTGGACGATCGCGTGGCTGCGCTTGTGGTGGCGGGCTCTGGCGTGTCGGTGGCGTACAACGACACAGCAGGCACGCTCACGATCGGCGTGGCAACGCACACGCACGCGATTGCAGACATCACAGGGCTCGTCACGGCGCTGGCGGGCAAGGCGGCCACGACCCACACGCATGTCGTCGGCGATGTGACTGGACTGTCTGGTGAACTGGCCGCGCGTCCGACCAGCACGATCACCGGCATTACCGGAGCGGTGGCGATCACGAACATCGTCTCGATCTCGCAGGCAAACTATGACTCGCTGTCGCCGAAGAGTCCCACCACGCTGTACGTGATTACCTAATGCCTGTTCGTCTTGGCGCTGCCGCGCAGCAAACATTCCGGCTCGGCGCAGCGCCGGTGTCCAAGATGTACTTGGGCGCGCAGGTGGTCTACTCGCCAACGAGCGACCCGCCGCCTCCGCCAAACCCAAGCCTCCAGCCGCCGACGCTTGTCAGCGTGGCGGCTGGCAACACCACAGCCACGATAGAGTACATCCCCCGAACTACTTACACGATTGTCGGCCATCTCGTGCAGCAGTCCACTGACAATGGGCTGTCGTGGAGCAACAGCACGGGCACCCTAAGTCCGTCTCCCGCTATCGTTGGTAGCCTCACGAACGGCACGCCGTATCGCTTCCGCGTGGCAACGCAAACGTCACAGGGCGTCAGCGGCTGGAGCGATCCCAGCGCTGCCGTTACGCCGGTCGGGGCGCCCGGCGCGCCAACCAACATCTCGCTAAATGGCACCACGCTGTCGTGGGTTGCTCCAGCCGATTTGGGCGGCGCAACTCCGGAGCAAGTCACATACATCATCCAGCGCGGCACTGGCACGGCCCCCACAATCGCGTACTCGCTGTACGACACGGTTGCCCTAAGAACAAACTTCCAAGTTCCTGTGTCATGCAGCACCGGATACTGGTGGCGCGTTGCCGCCAGCACGGCGGGCGGCCAGTCTGCCTACTCGTCGGCTGTATATGCGGCCCCCAGCACGGCGGTGCAGCCTCCCGTTCTGGCGTCGTACCCCAACGTCGACCTTCACCCGATGGCTCTCGGAGTCGCGGTGGCGTGGCAAGGCATATCGTTTGCCGAAGGCCAATGCACCGACCCAACCCACCACGAGGTGTGGTATCGCGAGCGGCGCGGCCCTCTGGACAACGCCATCGCACTAAACGACGGCTGCGTTCTTGCCGGCACGCGAGAAGTCAATGATGGCGAGCCGTTTGTGTATTACGTGTATGAGTTGGACATCGTCGGACTGGACCCGTCTAAGGAGTACCTTGCGGCCGTTCGCGCCGTGAATAGCGCTGGAGCCACGCCGCTGGTACAGGGATATCGGACGTACGCAGGCGCGGCTACTTTGCCCCCGCGACCCAGCGGCATCGAAGTCCACCCGTACATGTCTGGCGCTATGGCGGTAGTGCCCTCGCGCGTGGGCATGCCGGACACTTTAGAGTACACGCTCGGAAACCAGATAGGGCAGTGGCTTGATGAGCGCTATGGATATCCCCAGCGTATTGAGCCGTGTACCTCAGATACGAGATTTGTCGCAGAGTATTGCGCGCAGACATGCGACTGCGCGGGCAATATTCAGTGTGCGGCGCGACCCTACTACGTCATACATGGCAATTACTCCCTAGTGCGTGCGCGGTATATATCTAGCGCTGGCGCCGGCCCGCCGGCCCACTTCACCCTGCAACACTCATGCAACGCTACTCCGGCGCGCGTTATCGACTACGTGCGCGGAGGCAAGCAGTCGGCTCGCATAATCTCAATTCCTTCATTTCCCGCACTTTCGTGCGTGCAGGGAGGTTACGATCCTCGCGCGGGAGTATTCAATACACTTACTGAGTACCGACCTGCTACGATCGATGCCGATGGGTTTGTGCGCGGAAGTGGCGCATGGGTCGCAGTGGACAAGCCGGTGGACTCGTTTGACGTGCGTTTTGCCGCCGCACTGCCCACCGATTCTCTGCTGGAAGTGCGCGTCCGCGACGAGTCCGGAACGCCTTCCGTGCTGGGGGCGCCTTCTCTCCCTGTGGCGGTGCGGACGTTTTCTAGCGGCGCCACGCTGTATCCCAGTATCCGCAATACTCTCGGCGCGACTGGCTCTGTCCTGTTTGACGACCCATCGTCATGGACGCAGCCAGTGGAGGCTCCGCCGATGTCGCAGGCGGCGTACAGCCGCTACATCGAAGTGCAGCGTGCGTGCATCATTAGTCTGACTGTCACGGCACCTACGGTAGCCTCTCCCAGCGCGACGCGCCGCGTGCGCATTGTCGCGCACAACACATCCGGCGTCGCGCTGGGCGTCTGTGCCAGCAAAAGCCTCGCCGGCGCCACGCCAAGCAGGCGCATTTCCTTCTACGCACGGCCAAACCGCCTGTACACGGTAGAGGTCACAGACCCGGACGCCGCCACGACCGCCATATCGCAATGCTGGGCTGAAGACCAGTATGACCAGAATCAGTGGACTGGCGGGGGCGGCGGCGGCAACTCCATCTGCATGTTTACCGCCCCTCTGTTGCGGGCAGACACGATCACCAATCCGTTTGCGCTCGGCAGCGGCTTTCAAAATGCGCTTGGAAAACTGGTGACACCAGAGAGCCCGCTGCTCTCCGAGCAACTCTGGACGGCCACGAACGACGACGGCACCGGCAGGTACTTTTTCCGTGCGCTTACAGACATTCGTATTCACCTGCGTGTTGTGCGCACGTCTAACGGCATTTTGAATGTGCATCTGGGGAGGACGGCGGGAACCAACAATCACATCATCGGCTCGTGCGGGCTGAACAACGCGGACTCCGGTCATATCGAGCGGGGTGTGCCGCGCGGCTATGTTGTGTCGATTTCTGGAAACGGCGCCACCGGCACGTTGCAATACGCCTATGGAGAGATTGGGCCGTACCAACCAACAAACGCCGGCTATGACGAGTTTGACTCGCTCGACGCCATCGGGTATGGCGGCTACGACGCCGCCGCCCAGAACGGCCTTGAGTAATGCCGTTTGGCCGCTCCGGCGAAGACATAAACCATACGGACGCCCATACCAAGCAGGAACTTCGCCGTGTATTACGCCGCACAGGACGTTGTCGAGTATCTGATGAACACGACCGGCGGTGGGGCGCAGGACGCCGAACACCGTCTCCTCCGGGCGGCCGTCCACCATGCCTACCGAGACGTGTACCACGCCAAAGACTGGCTGTGGCACATCACGGAAACGACCCTTCCGGCGGCCATCGCCGATTCGGGCGGGAAGCAGTACCTGCTGCCGGCGGACCTCAACAACGTGGACGCCCTTATCCCGCCGGACCCGTCGATCGTCACCGCCTACATCACGCCGTCGGAATGGCGCCGGTACGAGAACCAAGCCGTCGGCAGCGGCGAGCCGATCTACTGGACGGTGGCGCGCTCGACCGCGCACGCCGACCGCTGGAAGATCATGGTGGCCGGCACCGTCCCTGCGGCACCGGCTGGCAGCAACTACTACATCACGTACCGTCGCCGGCCAATGCCGCTGCGCTTCATGGGCTACGAGTCCATCTGCCGCAACGGCTCGCTGAATGCGACGACCGCTCCCGGAGCCGTCAAGCGGTACGGGACGAGCGCCAACTACCCAGAGGGCTTGTCGGGCGTGTATCCGTACACGGCGCAGGAGATTCTGGGCCTCGCCGGCAGCATGGTCGGCACGGCCCCGCAGGGCGCCAAGACGGTCGTCAGCGACTACCTCGACGTGTCCGAGAACATGTTCACGGCGCTTCTCAGCGCTGCTGAAGTGTGGGCGTCTCGCTTGCAAGGCAAGAACGTCGAGGGTGCCGTCGCGGTCTATCAGCGTGACCTGCGCATGGCGATGGAGCAGGATGTGATCGCGCCCATGAGCGGCCGCCGGCTGGGCGTCGACCGGTATCCGGAAAGCGCCGTCGCGCCGTACGCCGGATCACCCCGCTCGCTGGGCTACTACTCGCCGTCCGCTCCGGACTCTGGAGCATGACGCATGAGCAAGGGCGCGTGGGGCGGACTCATAACGAACGCGAGCCCGTTCGCGCTTCCTGCTGGTGCCGCTGTCGAGCAGGTCAATCTGGCGTGTGACATCGCAGGCCAGATTTACACGCGAGGAGGCATGTGGCCCATCGCGTTTTCGCCGTCCTCCGGCTCCAGCGCCGGCCTTGTCGACTGCCATCCGTATTCGCGGGACGGCCAGTCGTGGCTGCTGTGCTTGCGGGACGACGGAACGCTCGTGGCCTTGCAAGGGCCAGCGTACGGGCCAGAGCCGGAGCGTCCAATCGAGCCGCAACTGGAAGCCGAAGATGCTGTCGGCTCCAGTTACACGATGCGGTACGTCGTGG